GGTAGCAACAAATATCATTGGTACGGTGCCTGGTTCGCTGGGCGTGTAAAAACTTTCGTCTATTACTTTAACCTCAACACCTGGTGATGATAATGCCATTGTGTTTCTCCTTAATAAAAGTGTTCGTAGTATTTATATGAAATGAGAATAACATGGCTCAAATAGTACCAGAAAAAGGGACCAAAAAGGTGAGGTAAATACAGTATGAGACCTTTATGCGACTGTAAACTAAGACCTGCGGCTATTAATTACAAAAAGGATGGTAAAACTTACTATCGTAAGAAATGCGAAACGTGTTTACGTAACGGTCCTAAGCACGGAGTTCCAAAATGGCAACAGCGAGGATATGTAAAGAAAGAGCATTGCGAAAAGTGCAATTACAAAAGTAAGCACCCAGAACAGTTTGATGTGTATCACATAGACGGTAATTTAGAAAATTGTTCTATGTCTAATATAAGAACCATATGTGCTAACTGTCAACGTATTATGCAGAAACGAGGCGTTCGTTGGAAACAAGGTAACCTTTTACCTGACTTTTAAGTTCTTCTATTCCTAGGTCATTGTGTACGACTTGGTTAAAATCAACATTAGCCCAGCGCCATTCGGATTCATGTACATCTTTAGGTTCTACACCAATATCTTGATACATGCGTAACCATACTGGATCTTGGCCACGTCTTACACGCCAGACTTCGCCGTGAATACTTTTAATCATGTTTGCTTCATTAGGAAATCTTACATCTGGTATAACAAAATCTTTGCTTGGGTTTTTCATTATTTCTTGTTTGACCATACTTACCCAAATACCATCATCAAAGCCATGACGCATACAATCAGTACCAAATTCTTGTAGTACACGTCTAGGAGTAATAGTACGTCCTGTTTCTTTAGTCCAAAAGTTGTCCTGCATTTCGCGCCACTCTCTGCTGTCAACTGTATCACCTTCTAACATAGCACGATCCCAACCAAACACAGTAGCAACACCGTCTTTGAGTTTATCAGCAAAACTTAATTTTGTAAATCCGTAGTTGTCAACTAATATATCGCCAACAGTTCCTTTGCCGCAACTAATTAATCCACATATTCCAATTATCATATTTTTAATTCCGATGTACCGCCGCCTACAGTGCCGCGAGCAAAAAAGTTAAACGCCAGACTGTAGCGTGGAGTTGTTGTTAGATTAGGAGTTACTTGATGTTCTAAGTGACTTGGAAACATAACTATGTCTCCTGATCTAGGTGTAATATAAAACTCACCTGTATTATATTGTGCAGGTTCTGAATAACTTACCCTTACAGTATCATGAAACAGATTTGTATATAAATGAGATTTTTGAAAAACAATGTCTCCAGCACCTGGCTCATTTTGAATATAATATACTCCACTTAGCATTGCATTACTGTGCCAGTGCAAACTGTTACTTTCATCTTTTGAATGCTTGTTGATCCAACTGTTTTGTAATTCAAATGTAACGTCATCGTTAACTTTTAATTCTTCTTTTACAAACACATTACATGCTTCTTGAATTTGAGTTTTTAGTCCTGCTAATTTTGGCTGGTTTAAAATATATTTGTCTTCGGTATGTTCATGTCCTGCCGCTTCATCAGGATATTCTAATCTTTCTATCCATGCCATTGTTGTAGGATCTACAGTTCCAATATTTGTATAAAATAAAGGTATAGCGAATAAAGGTGTTGTTTGATATTTCATATGTTTGTCCTAACTGAATTTTGACCTATTGATCCTTTTGGAAAGTAATTAAACGCCAAACTGTATCTATCTTGTTTATCTAAACTTTTAGCAACTATATGCTCTAAGTGGCTAGGAAAGATTAATACATCACCTGTCGTAGGTTGGACCGTCCATTCTCCGGAGGTATATTGACTCCAGTTTTGTTTTGTATCTGGACGTACATGTTCTGGAAAACTATTTAAATGTTGTCTATTTTTCTTAAACGTAAGACCGTTACTTTGCGGACCTACATCGGGATAATATACTCCGCTGATTACAGCATTGGCATGATTATGTAAATCTATATCGCTACCTGTATTCATTTTATTAATCCAACTAGTTGTAAGTCTAAACTCTACATCATCAATAACATCTAATACTGTATAAGCAAAATGATCTACTGCACGTTTAATTAGTGTTTGTAAGTTTAACAATTTTGGTTGGTTAAGGACATCAAATCCCCGCTCAGACTGTGGTAAGTGATCCTCATTACCATATTGAGCAACTGAACTATCTGGATAGTCTAATCGTTTGAGCCATGCAAGTGTAATTGGATCTAGTGGTCCAATATGTGACTTTAGTAAGGGTGTTGAAAATAAAGGTGTAATCTCATAATGCATAGTATAATAATACTATCAAACATAGGATTTGTCAACCAATTAAAAAGCCGTATCCTGCTCCGCCTGCAACTTGCTGTGAAACTTCCATTTCTAGTTTCTCTAACTCGGCTGTTGCTTCTGCTTTTAGTGCATCGCCATTTAATGAACTACCACCCTGTGGACCTGCAATTTGTGCAAACTTACTACGTGCTTCGCCTAGCATAAATTTACACGTTGCAAGTGTATAATCTTTAATCCATTGCTTTGCTAGATAATCACTTAATAATTGTTCATCTGGTCTGTAGTTATATGCAAACAATAACAATGTTTCTTGTGTGCGTGGACGTTGTAACATTGTTAGTTCTTTTGTAGTCGTGTTCCATTTGAATTCAATGTACGAACCAAACATTCTACCTACTAGTTCTTGGTACTGACTAAACATATCATATGTTGCTAGTCCGCCCATGTTAGAACTTGATAGTAAGTAAGTGTTAGTGTATGCCATGTTGAATGGTTCAAATAATGTACCACCATCTCCACCGCCTGAACGTGAACCAATTGAACGTCTAAATATCTTTCTAACTTCCATTACGTTATCAGGTAATACATATGTATTCTGATCTTCAACTGTTGGCATAAACATATATGATTCTTCTACTGAATTATCACTACGCTGTCTAAATCTTGACAACGCTTTGCTTAATGCCGTTTCATAATGAATAGGATCAAGTTCAACATCTATCATGCCTCCGCCTAATAATGCGTAAACGTAATCGTAAACTTCTTGTTTTTTAGTTGCTAATGTTGCCATATGTATAGTCTCCATAAGTATTTATCGTATTGAGTTACTAACGATAAATATGTATATGCCAAGACTATCCTTATATAAACCAGAAAAGGGCAACGATTATCATTTTATGGACAAACAAATCCATGAAATGTTTACTGTGGGCGGAACAGATGTTTTCGTACACAAGTATCTAGGCCCTAATAATCCTGAAGAAGCCGATGCAACTGCGGACCAACCTCGTTACGATGCTGTTGCTACAACTAACATACAAGATATGTTGTTCCTTGAAAATAGGGATAGAAAATATGATCCAGACATTTATTCAGTGCGTGGTATTTACAATGTACAAGACATCGACTTTGACATGAGTCAATTTGGATTGTTCTTAAGTAATGATACATTGTTTATGACGATTCCAATCAATAGTAGTGTTAAAACATTAGGCAGAAAAATTATGCCAGGTGATGTTATTGAACTTCCACATTTAAAAGATGAATATGCGGCAAACGATCACAGTGTAGCACTAAAACGATTTTATGTTGTAGAAGATGTAAACAGAGCCGCTGAAGGGTTTTCACCTACATGGTATCCACATTTGTACAGACTGAAAATGAAGCAAATAGTTGACTCACAAGAGTTTAAAGAAATACTAGACTTACCTGCAGAAGAAGGATCAAGTGATACATTACGTGATGTATTGAGTACATACGAAAAAGAAATGCAAATTAATGATGCAGTAATTGCACAAGCAGAAGCAGATGCTCCTAAGTCAGGTTATGACATCGGACATTATTATACACTAGCAACTAACGACGACGGAACCATTGCATTAAAAACTGCTGATGAAACAGATATTGATGCTAGTAATATTGGCGTTGATGCAAGTGAGATAAGTGATCGTCCTGACAGAGCAGGATATCAAGGTTATTTACTCGGCGTTGAAGGGAACAACGGTGCTCCGTATGGTATGGGTATTAGTTTTCCAACTACACCTGTAGACGGAGACTACTTTATGAGAACAGATTTTTCACCGAAACGATTATTTAAATATGACGGTAATCGTTGGATTAAATTACAAGACGGTATTAGAGTTGATCTTACAAATACTGATACACGTAATACACAAAAAACAACATTTATTAACAATCCTGCACAATCAACAATCGGCGGCGAAACAGTTAAAGAGAAACAAAGTCTTTCAAAGGCACTACGTCCAAAGGCGGATAACTAATGGAACATTTTTATGATGGTCAAGTAAGACGATATGTTACTCAAATGGTAAGACTAATGAGTAACTTTTCAGTCAAAGACGGTAAAGGCGAGTTAACACAGATACCTGTTACATACGGTGATCTTACACGTCAAGTTGCAAGTATTATACGTGATAATAGTGAGAATAAAATACCAAGTGCGCCACGCATTGCTGTACACATTACAGGAATGGAGTTAGATAGAGAACGCACAAGTGATGCAAGTTATGTTAGCAAAGTTAATATTAGAGAACGTGCTTACGATACAGATGGTCAAGAATATTTAAATTACGAAGGTAAAAACTATACTGTTGAACGCTTAATGCCTACACCATATAAGTTAACATTCAATTGTGATATTTGGTCAACTAATACTGATATGAAGTTACAGATATTAGAGCAAATACTAGTACTATTCAATCCTAGTTTAGAATTACAAACTACAGACAACTATATTGACTGGACAAGTTTAAGTGTTGTTATGTTAGACAGTGTTACGTGGAGTTCAAGAAGTGTACCTGTTGGAGTTGACAGCGAAATTGACGTTTCAACATTAACATTTAGTACTCCAATTTATATTAGTCCGCCAGTTAAAGTTAAAAGACTCGGAGTTATTACAAATATTATTACAAGTATATTTGATGAAAACACAGGAACATTAGACTTAGGATTAAGTATGCCAACACTAAATTCATATGACGATAGTGTTATGCCAGGTGCAGTAGATAGTAAAGGTGGTAGAAGAATAGAAACTACAGCCGCTAAACATGTAGTTGGTACTAACTATCAAGATTACGGAGTTTATATAAACGGTAATCTAGCACAAATTGAAAATCGAGGTATAGTCGGTGCAACTAACTGGCGAAATATACTTGATTCGCATCCAGGTCAATATCAAGATGGCATTAGTAGAATTTACTTTTCAAAACTAAATGAAGTTCGACATGAAATTACTGGTACAATAAGTATGAATCCAATGGACGAAACACAACTTATTATTGAATGGGATAGTGATACATTCCCGAGTAATAGTATTATAGAAGGTCCTGTTAGAAATAACAATCAATGGACAACTATTGATTATATTATTGATCCGCAAAAAACTGTACCAACGGCAGTGATGAAAGGCTTAGGTGGTAGAATACTACTAATGAACGACATCGGCGATGCTAATAATGCTGAAGGTGCTGATGCATGGCGTGGTGACTTAGGTGACTTAATTGCTAAACGTAATGACATAGTTGAATGGAACGGTACTAGTTTTGTTATTGTATTTGAAGCCGAAACTAAAAAAGAAGTTACGTATGTAACCAATTTAAACACAGGCGTTCAATACCGCTGGGACGGCGACGAATGGCTACTAAGTGTAGAAGGTCTATATCCAGGAGGGACCTGGAGAGTTTCCCTAAACGGATAATTATTTTTATGAACAAGATAATTTGCAGTGGAACTCTATTCTACAGTTTAAACACACAACGTTTTTTACTATTACATCGTGCTCAAGGAAAAACTAAAAACCTTTGGGGATTGGTTGGCGGCACAGGTGAAGGCAAAGAAACTCCCTGGGAAGTGTTAAAACGTGAAATAACTGAAGAAGTTGGTTTTGAACCAACTATAGAAAAGACAATTCCTTTAGAAACATTTATATCACACGACCATCAATTTCAATTTCATACATATCTTTGTGCAGTCAAAGAAGAATTTATACCTATTTTAAACGAAGAGCATCACGGGTATGCTTGGGTTAAAAATGGAAGTTGGCCTAAACCATTACATCATGGTTTAAGAAATACACTACAAAGCAAAATCAATCAAAGTAAATTAGAAACAGTTACTAAAGTATTGAATTTGCTTGACAAGTAAGCCAATAGAAAGTATAATAATACTATGAAAGTTTTAGTCTTTGGCGATATTATTATTGACAAGTATATTTACGGTACTAGTACACGAATTAGTCCGGAAGCACCTGTGCCGGTAGTAACATATACTGATGAAAAAACTACTATGGGCGGAGCGGCACTTGTTTTTGAAAACCTAACAAGTCTTGGTGTAGATGCAGAATTGTATGACACCCTAGAAGACCATAGTGTTAAAACTAGAATTATTTGTGACGGGCATTACATTACACGCATAGACGAAGATAAAAATGCAAACTCTAATGCTGTGTTAGAAAGAGTAAAACAGTCAGACTTTTCAACATATGATATTGTTGTGCTTAGTGATTACGATAAAGGCACATTAGATAATGCTAGACAAATTATAAAGCATATTAATAAATTTAATTGTAAAGTAATTATTGATCCAAAACGCTATGCACACGACTACGAAAATGCCTGGTTAGTTAAACCTAATCATAGTGAATATACTAAGTTTGAATTTGACGAATGGAAAGGCAACATTATTACTACTGATGCAGGACATAGTGTACGTGCTACAATAGACAATGTTGAGTATGATATTCCTGTTGAATCAGTTGAAGTATCAGATGTTACTGGTGCTGGTGATTGTTTTTTAGCAAGTTTTGTATATGCACTTACTAAAGGATACACACATAAAAAGTGTTTAGAACTTGCAGTGAGAGGATCAACAGAAAGTGTAAAACATGCTGGTACGTATATACTTAAACAAGAAGATGTAGAAGATACAGTTGTGTTTACTAACGGAGTATTTGATATACTACACACTGGACATTTAGAACTATTGCGCCAAGCAAAAGAACTAGGTAACAAACTTGTTGTAGGCATTAATTCTGACGCAAGTGTAAAAAGACTCAAGGGCAATGACAGACCAATAAACAACACCGATCAAAGAGTAAAACAAATATCAATGTTACCGTGGGTAGACGAAGTCCACGTTTTTGATCAGGATACTCCTTACGAGTTAATTAAGTATATACAACCTAATAAAATTGTTAAGGGTGGAGATTATACTGTTGAAACTGTTGTAGGACATGATTTAGCAGAGGTACATCTTATTCCGACAGTAGAAGGTTATTCAACAACAAATATTATAGAGAATAGTAAATGAGCGAAAGTTTAAAAATTTTAATTACAGGTGCCGATGGGTTTATTGGTAAAAATCTAAAGAAATATCTAATGAGTAAAGGCCATGGCATTGCTGATTATGATTATATTGAAAACGTTGTTCCTGATTGTAGTCAATTTGATAAAGTTATACATATGGGCGCAATATCAAGTACAACTGAAAGAGATATTGAAAAAGTTTTACAACAAAACTTAGATTTTAGTCACCGGCTATTACAAGTATGCGACATGCAAGGTATTGATTTAATTTATGCATCAAGTGCAAGTGTGTACGGTGATGGACAAATGTTTAATGAAGATGCACCTAAGCAACCACAAAGTCCTTATTCATGGTCAAAGTATTTGTTTGATCGTAGTGTACAAATGTTAGGCTGGGAAGATTATAAATGCAATGTCAAGGGACTGCGCTTTTTTAATGTATATGGTGAACATGAAGAACACAAAGGCGATCAAATGAGTGTGTTTCATAAGTTTACTAATCAAGCAAAAGAAACAGGCAAAGTACATCCGTTTGAAGGCAGTGATGAATACTTGCGTGACTTTGTGTATGTTGGAGATGTATGTAAAATTATTGAGAAGATGTTAACTATAGATGAAATGGGTATATGGAATGTAGGTATGGGAGAGACAACTAGTTTTGGATCTATTGCTGATGCTATTGCTGAAAAGTATAATGCAAAAGTAGAACCTATTCCAATGCCTAAAGCATTACAAGGACAATATCAAAAGTATACATGTAGTGATAATACTAAACTTTTAAAAACAATAGGCAACTTTAAATTTACAACGCCTCAAGAATGGATACAAAATGCTACAACTAGGTAACTTAGAACTACATCAATTATTTGCAGTACCAGTAGGTGTAGTACGTATGCCTAAACTTGATAGTAAAGTAAAACAAGAATTAATTAAAAATAAAGATATTGTTTCAAGACCTAGAGCAAATGATCCAGATGATACATTTGAACTATTAGATGAATATCAAGATCTAAAACAATCAATAACTAATGAAGTACAAGCATTTGTATATAACTGTTTAGGTTATTCTAAACAACTTAATTTTAAAATGACTAATAGTTGGGTCAGTAAACAGCCACCGGGTGAGCAAACTTTTATGCACAATCATTCTAACAGTTTAATTAGTGCAGTATACTATTTACAAACACCCAAAGATAGTGGCAGAATAATTATGCATAAGCGCAAACACTATGACAATGTGTTTAGTGAAACAGTTGATATACCAGTAGAAAATTTTACACCAGTGTCTGCAACAGGCTGGCCCTTTGATGTTGAAGAAGATATGTTAATAATGTTTCCTAGTAATGTAGAACACAGCGTAGAGCCTAATACAAGTAATCAAGACAGATACAGTCTTGCATCAAATTTCTTTGCTTTTGGGGAGTTTGGTTACGATAAAATAAAACAATTGGAGATTAAAGAATGGAACGATTAGAAGGTAAAGTAGATAAAGGTTGGGGCTTTGAATTAATCTGGGCCACTAATGATCTTTACTGCGGCAAAATGATGGTGTTTACTAAAAAAGGTAATAAATTTAGTATGCATTTCCACAAAGAAAAAGATGAAACATGGTTTGTAAATGAAGGTAGTTTCGTTGTAAGATGGATTGATACTAAGACTGCAACATTGTTTAGTCAAACACTTACACAAGGAATGACTTGGCGTAACAAACCTATGTTACCACACCAACTAGAAGCACTAGAAGATAACAGTAGTATTACTGAAGTAAGTACTGCTGATAGTGTTGAAGATAATTATAGACTTATCCCAGGCGATAGTCAAGAAGGACTGCTGGATGAAATAAAAGGTAAAG